GGAGTATCTGAGTCAGTCACCGTCAAGCGGTGCACGGACATTGAGGGACATTGTAGGCGAAGGAGTGGTTAAACACTTAGACCGAGCCGAGAATGATTTCCGAGGTGTCCAGGAGTTAGTTGAGACAGTCATAAAGGGAGCTGTCAATTCTTTATTCTCCACAACAACAAACTATCCCCGTACAAATAGACTTGTGCCGTCTAACTCGTATGTTAACGACCAGCAATTGCCAGATTCTAAGAGGTTCTTCATTGAACCCACTAGGTCATTGCGTGGTACACATATGGGAAAGATGAAGCTTGACCCTGCACAGAGTCGACCAGTTGGTTTGGACAGTAACGCGACCCCGATTAAGTTCGATAGTAACGTTATTGTTCAACGCGGCGATTTCCGACGTCGTATGTTAGATGCATCCTGGCATGGTACTATGTACCACGAACCCACTGTAAGTGTATCAGTGGATATTACCACACCCGCAATCAACCCTCCAGGATTGCGTGGTGCCGGGTATACCGTTGTGCGTGAAGCCGACGGGGGCGACCTCTCTGCCTATCGCGATGTAGCCATCGCCGTGCCATCAATATGTGTAGCAATCTTCCTCATAGTTAATATCGTAAGGTCGATAATGGCACTGTGCCGACGTAAAGTTGGCCAGTCACGTAGTGTCGTGAAACTAAATTGTGATGACAAAGCAATTTATAGGTTCGAACGGGTGTTCGAAACACAAATTCCCCGACTCATTGAGTTGAGTACGCTAGATCCTGTTTTGTTGTTAACAGGTAAAGCAACCATAGCATCCAAAAGACCGTATGCTCTAGACCGTAAAGGTAAGAAGTTGAAACTTCCTCTAGAGTCAGTCATGATGTTATTGGGCGGGAATCCGAACGAACCTAAGATTTCCACTTCCCTCCTCGTACCGGCCATGGTGCGAGTGAAGCTACCCGACGACATGCGATTTGAATTATACGATCGCGTGTTCCGGTGGGTCATCAACGAGCGGTTGGTGAGTGCTCTCCTCAATTGGTGGAGGATGATATGTGATTGGGAAGAAGATGAAGACCATGCTGTTTATGTTACAGAAAGCAAGGTCATTGGCGAGGAAATTGTATACAGTTTTCACTACATCGAAGGAGATTACGATGGTGGACAAGTGATACAGTCTGAGTTCATTTATGGTAAGTACTTTATTGTACGCCATCCCGTTAATACCGATGACTTGATTGTCATCGGCGATGGTAAACGAGTTCTCATTAGTGCGCAAGCATTGTGGGCTTGTAACCAACGGTGTCGCAACCGCCCCCACGCTGATGGAGTCACGCTGGGAGCAAAGGCAGGAGTTACTTCTGTCGAACATGTGTTGTTGAAAATGAATATAGACGTGGCAGAGGCCCAACTGTATTTTATCCTGATGGATCATGCTGTCGATGTGTTGGCGCATGATATGAAGCCGTTCAATGAGATGGACGGCCCGGTTGTTGATGAGTTCGACAACCTTGACGATACACCAAACAATACTACTGTGTTTGGTGTCGGGACCGACAAGTACCAGGACCCAAAGAAAGAAGAAGGAGTTATTCTCCATCCGATTTGTTTGAGTAGTTTAGTGGACGGGGGAGCTAATTTACCCCCTAAAACTTCACCCGCCCGTGATGGGTGTGCCTGGGATGCGACGAAGGGAGATAGATTAGCGGGTAATCCGGCAGAAGTAAGTGACCGATCATTTCATGATATCGTGTTACCTACCAAGTTAACTTCCCATGTGAGAAATGGGGACATAACTTTGGCCGATGTAGCTACTATTTTTACCGACCTTTTAGCAGACGAAGTCGGTCGTGAGATCCACCCACCCCCAGACTTTGTTGATGTCTATGCCAAATTGAACCCTGTTCAAAAGGCGGCGCGTGATGTCAACAACGATATGCCGGACTCATTCCAAAGTCACGAGACGAGCATAAAGGCGGAGGGTCTTAAATTCGGTAGGGCAGGTAGGCCCATTACTACCGAGGCTAATAAGTCATTAGCTATATATTCCTTAATGCAAGCGTGTCAAAACGCTCTTAAGAAATGTAAGCATTATGGGTTCTTATCGCCTGACAAGTTGGTCAAGGCGATGGACCACATCGTAGGAAATCCGTCAGATGAGACAGATTTTGAGACATTCGATGCTACTATTGGCAAGTGTGTGCGACAAATTGAGACCATGTTCATATGTAAGATATTGCCTAGACAATATCAGCAATGGGCGGTCAAGCTCCACAAGGAGTTGCACCACATTAAGGCCAGGGTAAAGGTTAAAGGTGATATCAAACCTAAACCCTTGGAATCAACCTGGGAAAGGTTGAGTGGATTCTTGGACACGTCAACGTTCAACACTTTATTGGCCATTTTCTACATATGGCTTTCAAAAGTGCTATCAGGAATGAGTCCGCGCGAGGCGTACGATTCATATTTCCTCTGTGGGGGGGACGACACCATCAGTACACCTATTGGTGGTGAGAGTTTGAAGATCACGGCAGATTTGCTTGGTCTTCGCGTCAAAATCATTGTGAATGATGCAAAATCCTGTACTTTTCTGGGTAATGCTTATTTACGTGATGGAGACGGAGGTGTTATTGTTATGTCATGCCCGAGGAGACGCCTCACGGGACTGACAGTGGGTGTGGCCACTGATGATCCACTTCATTTGTTGTATTTGAAGTGTTCGTCATACTTGGCAGCCTATGGACCCAACGCTCCGGTGTTGGGAAAATTGGCTACCAAAGTCACGTCATTGCTTAGAAGTAAGTATGTTGATAAAGAAGTTAATTATCAGATGGAGAAGTCTTTAAATTGGATGAAACATGTTTTCGGACATGATGATTACAATTTTAAGACGCCTGATAACGAATACACACAAGCGTACACCGTTCGTGACTTCGGAATCGACTGGGCTGATTTACTACGTATCGAGGGTGAAATTACCGATGCGAAAAGTTTGGAAGACTTACCTAAGCGTATGTTGGCTATGCCAACACCCACCTTCAAACGTGATTTTTCTATGGGCGATGTAGTTTACTCGGCACTGACTGATGGTTCTAAACCACTAGATGTTAGTGTTAAAACACCGCCCGTGGCTCCATATAAACATCACGAAGCTATTCGGACTAAGAAACAAAAGAATGGCTCGAAGAAACAAAACGCTCACAAGACGCGCAAAGAAGCGCGCAAACCGAAGGAGGACAAATAGGGCCTCCACCCCAAAGGGACCACTCGCTAGCATGCCGAGTCAATCCCTTATAAGCAAGTATGCTAAACTGGTTTCCAATCCGTGTCACGGCCCGCTCGAAAGGGGCATTACCGACTCTGGGATCGGACAAGTTCTGGAACGTGTTAGGTCATCGATCATACCGATCGATGCCGCTAATTGTGCCAATGGTTACGTCATCTGGTTCCCGTCGTATCACAACTCTGGTGCGGTCGGTGCTCTGGGCAATTACTATTTCTGGAATAATAGTGATAGTTCGCTCAAGCCGACCAACACCATTGCTGTTCCGATGGGTTCAGGACCTTCTAACACTGCTGGAACGTTCATACGGGACCCCGCTTTTCCGTTGGTTACTGGCGCATCTACATCGTTCTCGAGAGCGAGAACCGTGTCAGCATGTCTTCAATTGGAATATATTGGAGCTTTGAATGCTACGTCAGGACAAGTGGCTATAATTTCTAACATTTCTCTCCAAGCGTTTAACGCAAATGGAGGTGTAAGTGCAGATTTTGTACCATTGTCTGTTGACCAAATGTTTTCATATGCTGGTACGAGGGAAAGAGTGCAGATCACCGGACATGAAGTTGTCTGGCGACCGGATGACGAGACTAGTGTGTTTAGAACTGATGGCAGTGCTAATAACATTGGTGCCGCTGTCCCTGCAGCTCTGATCTACCGCCCTGATGTCGTATTCGACATGGGACTCATCGCCAGCACGGCAACTGCCAATGTGTGCGTAGATAATGCGTTCACAAAAGGTATTTGTATAGCGTGGAGAGGATTCCCAGCTACAGCCAACACGGTCTCAGTCCAAGCTGTCAAGGTCGTGGACCTGGAACTATCGACAATTAACAATGCCGTAGAACCACAGTACGCGACGACGAAGGTACACATCCCAGATCCAGTCTCCACAGTCACAAACTGGTTGGATCGTTACACTCCCGGATGGCAGGTACGCGCAATGAACATGGCGCATGAAACTGTCGGAGCCCTCGCGCAGGCGTATGCACCTCGATTATTAGGTGGTAACGTTGGCAGGGGTGTGAGAGGAAGGATGCTTCTACACGACGAGCCTTAAACACAGAAAGGAAACCACAAACTAACAGTAGCTACTCCAATGGCTGTCTGTTACACCAAAGTGATATTATTAATCACAAAACACTAGTTGGAGATTTACATGAGCTTGTTCGTTTATCGTGTAAATTACTAGAAACGTTGGCCCGGCTGGCCAAGCTGCTTAAACTCAGTAGCTAATTCGGTTCGACTCCGGAGTTTACTCTTACTCGAAAGAGC